ATTAAACTTTGTAGTCTTTCACAGTAATTGTTAAAACGCAATTCTTGAATGTACGCTGTGCCAACTCTACCATCATTGTAAGTTGAACTTGCATCATCTGCACCAGTTGGAAGATAAGAACTTGGAATTCTCAATCCACGTATCAGCTTGTTTGTAAAATAACGCAAGTCGTCAATTTCACCTAAGTTTGTACCACCGGGTAGTGTTTCAACCTTTGATCCTCTACCTTCTGCTGTTTGCGGGAAGAAGTAGTCTTCATTTATGCTAAGTGGGTTGTACGAGCTGTCTATAACATTTTGACCGCCACCTGTCTTACTAGGTATACGTCTTTGATGAATTTCAGTTTTTACACGTTCAACAAACTGCATAGCAAGGTGACTGGGCATGTTACCAACGTCAACATAAAACACTCTGCGTTCCGGTGCACGTTGCACACGATAGATGATGATAGCGTCTTCAAGTAATTCTTTTTGCTTGTACACTTTGAAGATAGTTTCAAGCAAACTGTTGCCAAACGGATAGTTGTTGTCCAATCCTTCGCTTAAACTTAAATGTACCATATGTTCTGCGTTGATAGCAGTTTCGTTTGTTTCATTCATGAATCTGCTGGTGTTGGGTCCAGGAGTTTGACCAGTCATATACTTTTGTTCAAGCGTTTGGTATCCAGGTTGATTGCCACCTGGTCCGTATGCGTTTGTTGTGTTGATCTTTGTAGCACTCAACGCTTCAAATGAAATATTAATATCCTTGACAATGTATTGTTCTGGACGCTTGCCGTCACTTTCGTTAACAATTATTTTTGTAACCTTGGCTGGATCAACGTGGAACCATTTTTTAGTTTCTGGATCTCTAATGAAAAATTGATCTCCATACTTAAAAGCATTTCTGATAATTTTAAATATTCTAGTTTCAAACTGTTGTAGTTTTGACCACTGCTTTAAATATTGTCCTAGTATCTTAACTTCTGTGTTTGTTGCACTGTTGTTAAAATTAATTTTAAATGGTGTACCGTTTTCTTTGTTGGTTTGACTACAAAATTCAGCCAATATGTCCAGTGCAGCATTTACTTCGCTGTCGTTGTCCATGGTATTGTACTGACCATAACGTTCAATACGGTTAGGAGATCCTACGTAAACATCAGGCAAATGACTTGAGTAATTGGCAGCAGCAGGACCCATGCCCGAACCGCTTTTAAAACTAAATGGGCTATAGCTTCCACTGGCATTCATGCTAGTTGGTACAGGGGTGAAATATTTACGCCAACTCATTTTGTGTTCTCCATGTTATTCTTCCTGGTATAAATCCACTTGGCTCTGTTCCAGGAATTACCATGATCGACTTTTCGCCGTTGTTATACCATTTTTGTTTGCTTTTTGTTTCGCCTACTTTTTTATATCTGCCATCGTTTGGCCGTCCTATATTTGCTTGTCTAATTTTTTCAATATGGTCTAACGACTTAGGCTTTCTATAATTATTTTTATGTTCTTCAGTTCTAACTTTTCCAAAATTCGATTTAGATATTTTTTGTTTTGTTTCTTCAGAATGATTCCACCCTGCTTGTGTAACCCATCTACTAATTTTCTTATTTTCTAAGATGCCGCCGTCTTGTTTTCTGCCATATTCTTGTATTAATTTTAATTCTAAGTCAAATGCTTCTTGTTCAGTTAACTTATCTGTTACAATTTTTCTATTATGTATAGGAGGTAAATTTATCCACGGAGCGTGACTTTCGTTAATTCTGTTTTTTGAACCTTTACCAATATAATAAGGTTCTCCAGCAGGTGTTTCGTATAGATAAACATAAAAGATATTTAAATCACTCATGCTGGTGATCCTCTATAATAATCAAATCCTAGCGATTTAACATTTTTCATTGTTCTTGTTTGAACTCCTAGTGCAGAATCAAGCAATCCTGCCACTCTCATCATAGTATTATTTAACTGATCTAGCTTTTCGTTTGACATAGTCTGATTGCCTGTGCTATTGTATTTTGCAGTTTCTTCAGGACTTAACACACGCTCTCCTCTGTGAATTTGAGCAACAGTGTCCTTGGGTTCAAACTTGAGTCCAGTTGCTCCAAATGTTCCGATTGATCTTTTATTTTGTAATGCTTCAAATGAGTTTAATATAGCTTCGTCGCTAACAACCATTGCGTCAAGATTAAATGAATCCGAAAGCCAATCGGTGCCAACTCCGGCTCCGTATCCTAATCTTCCTTCTAGTCTTGTCCAAAAATTATCAGATTCCATGTTACGCTGATTTGCTTGACTTCTAATTGTTTGTATTAGATCTTGTCGTTCTTCGTTAGTAGCAGTTCCTGCTCGTAATTTTTCAATAAGTTCAGCAGTTGTATTTTCTCCTAGATTAGTTCCAGCAGCACCTCCAAAGGTTTCGCGAACAGCATTTGAAATAGTATCTATTAATACTTTAAACATACTTTTCATATCTGTAAAGAAGCTGTCAATTGCAGATTGATTGGCAGGGTCATTCCAAAAATCACTAATTCCTTCGACAACTGTGCTAAATGCACTGGATATAGATTCTTTTATTGTTGTTAATATTGAACCTTCATTAAACAAACTGGAAAATCCATCTGATATAGATTGTAATAATCCACCTTGTCTTTCTATACGTACCTCGCCCGGCCTGCCTTGAGTTCCTATTTCTACTTTTGTTCCGAGCAGCATATCCATGAACCAATTTTTTATGCTAGTTCCTAGTTCGCCAACTTTTGTTTTAAATAGTCCCATAGGATCATCACTTAGTGCTAGTTCATTTGTAAAAGTTGTAAAATCCTTTACTAAAAGTGTAAGTATGCCATTCTCCCCAAATAAAGCATTGATAATTCCTTGAAATCCCGATGTTAGTTCCCCTGCGGTGCCACCTGTTCCTGATTTGCCAAATAAAGAATTAACTAGTGTTGCAATTGATTCACTAAATGCTTTTAACGATCTTCCAAATGGTGCATTTTCTCCAAACAGCTCATCCATTAAAAATGTTTTTACGTTGTTTAACGCATTTTCAAATGCAGCTAATGTTTCGGTAATTGTGTCTCTTGCATCTTGTTCTTTTACCATTCTGTCTATTTGTTCTTGAGTCAAGTCTGAATAACTACGTAGTCCTGCTCCCATACTTGCAATACTTGCAAACGCACCGTCATTTTTTATTAACTGTTGGAAACCGGGTCTGTTTGAAAACATATCAATGTCTTTACCGACACTTGCAAAAAACTTCATCATTTCCTGAGTAGACATGTTTTCAATGTCGCCGCCTAATGCTGCAAATGCATCACTTGACGTTATTAGCTTCTTTGTTATTTCATCATCCGGAATACCGTCAGCTAAATCAATTAGTGCTTCTTTTAACTCCGGACTAGCAGATCCTGCTACAGCCAATGTTTGGTTAAATCGTTTTCTCTGATCTTCGTCCATTGCTATTGTAGCAAGTCTAACTCGTTGATCAGCTTGCTGTTGAGTAATTGTTTCAGCAAGTTGCTTTCTACTTATTCCTGTTAACTTAGAAAGCTGATCAAGTTCCATTCCGTAACTAGCAGCGGCCGCTGCTAGTTGACGATTAGATCTAGTTTCTCTTCCTACTTGACTAATAGAAAAATCAGAGTATTCTAGCAACACATCATTCAAGTCGGTCATAGTAAACCCAACTCTACTTAGGCCAATTCCAAAATCTTGTCTTAGTGTTTTACTGATTTGTCCAAATCGTTTAGCACCTTCAGTAACAGTGCCACCTAACATTCGTAGTCTTGTACTGTTCTGAGATACAAGATCACTAAAATCTCCTAAACTCATACCAGTCATTGCACTGGTTTTAATAAAATCAAACAAACTGTTGTTAAACCCAGCACCTACTGAACTCAGTTCTCTGTAGGTATCAATTAAGTTGTCAGTGTACTTAACAAGACTGGTGATAGCAGTGTCAGCACCAAACACTGCTCTGCTAAAGTCCGAAAGTCTGTTGCCACCGAATAAGAATTCTTTTCCTAATCCGACTGCGGCACTAGCAGTACCAACAATGGCTTTTCCAAGTATACCCTGTTCTTTGGTTGAAGTTTTTATTTCTCTTGTATTTGAAGCCCTGGCTAGACCTTCCAGTCGCAGTCCACGATCTCTAGCAGTGTCACCTTTGCTTATTGCCGAAACCAATGCTGCAAGCGTAGCTTCACTGGCAACACCTTTCGGGCCACCTACATTGGAAATTTCTACTTCATCTACCATTTGCTAACCTAAATTAAATACGTACATAATTATATCGCATATATACTACATAGTATTTATCCGGAGAAAAAATACATGAACCTGTCCGCATCTAGCAATCCGTTAGCAAAGCATTTTAGACAACCTAAACTATATGTTACATTGCCCAGTAAAGGATATTTTTATCCCAAAGGATCGCTTGAAACAACAGAAACAGGAGAAATCCCTGTGTTGGCCATGACTGCTAAGGATGAATTGCGTTTTAAAACACCCGATGCACTGTTAAACGGGCAATCAACTGTTGATGTAATACAAAGTTGTATTCCTAATATTAAAAATGCGTGGAACGTACCCAGCATCGACGTAGATTATATCTTAATCGCCATAAGAATTGCAACCTACGGAGAGAAGATGTCTATTACCACCACACTGCCTAACACAGACATTGAACGCTCGTATGATGTTGACCTAAGAATACTGTTGGATCAAATTTCTTCAAATGAATATGAAAACATAGTGTCCTACCGTGATTGGAAATTTGAAATTGCACCTACAAATTATAAAAACTTTACTGAAAGTGCAATGAAAACCTTTGAAGAGCAACGAATATTAAAGCTACTAGACGACGACAAGATGTCAGAAGTTGAAAAAATACAACGCTTCAATGAAAGTTTTACTAGATTAACTGACTTGAACATAGGACTAATGGCACGAAGTGTAGTTGCTATTCAATATCAAGATGAAGATCCTGTGACTGATCCAACACATATAGCAGAATTTTTTGACAACGCCGACAAGGATCTGTACAAGGCTGTGCTGGATCACATCGAATCACAAAGACAAAAGTTTAAAATAAAATCTCTGAAAGTTGTAACTAGTGAAGAAGAACGTGCAGCAGGTGCTCCAGAAGAATTTATGCTGCCTATTGTTTTTGATCGTTCAGATTTTTTCGCATAAGGATCTCAACTTGGTCAGTTGAAAAGATCTTACAAGAGGTTGAGATCCTAGATAACGAAACAAAACAGCTAAAACATAACTTGTTTAAAATTTGTTGGAGCATGAGAGGAAGCGTTTCGTTGTCAGAGGCGTATGAGTTGTCACCCGAAGATCAAGAAATCATAGCTAACTTAATAAAAGAAAATCACGAAGTAGCTAAAAAAACAAACCTGCCTTATTTCTAAAGCAGGTTTTACTTTTTTTTAATATAAGTCAATTATTATTTTGTAACGTTGTATCCAGCTGCTTGTAGTGCAGCAATTGCTTTTTGAAGTTTAGGATCAACTGGACCTCCTGCAGGTGCAGGTGCAGGTGCTGCAAACTTACTTTGACGACCCTTGGCACCTTGTGATTTAAATCCCTGTTGAACTGCTTTCTTTAATAGTTCATCTACTTCAGGATTGCTCATAGGTTCGGCTGGATCTCTGCCACTAGCCTGTCTGCTTTGACCTAAGTCTGCATCAACTGCATCAGCTGAGAGACCTTTTTGTCCTAAAAAGTTTTTGAAATCGTCCGGAGATAGTGTTCCCTTAGCAATACCACTTCCTGCCATCCAAGTAGCAAGATCTTTTTTCATAGTATTTGCGTCTTTACCCACATCAAGTTGTGCTCTAGCACCAGTACTGCCTAGTTTACTTGCTATCCCAAGACCAGCACGTTTCAGCATACCCATAGGTTTTTCATTTAATTCTGTTTCTGAGATTATCTGATGTATTTTCATTCCAAGTATCCTTAAACTTATTTGTATTATTTATGAAGAACTTTAAAGTTGAACTACGTTCAACTGTGTTATCGCTATCGCTCAACACATATTATCTTTATCTTAATGATTAAGCATGTGTGTAACACATGCAATTAATATTATGTAGATTAATCTGGTCAGACGGAACCTGTTAACAGGTTCCTCCTTCTCAAACATTATGTGAGTATCACCAGCCGAGACTTGGAAGTAGGTGTTTTCTGCTACACAATGGGCTCTGACCTTTCCCAACCTACGTCGACATCAAAATATAGTGCATACGCTATAAAAATATTTTAATAAAAATACTTTTATAGCGTATACACTATACTTTTATCCGTTGCTTCGTTCCTAGTGCAAACGGTTTTTATGTGTAATGTGCAGTTTTTTTGACAGCCAACAATCTATCTATACCGACGGGTACTCCAATGGTAATGGTTAACCTAGATGAGTCCATTAGTATGTTACGTGTCCTGTATCTCTACAGGTTTTTCCACAGCGGTATTATAAACTGGCCCGCCAACCTTTTGTGTTGGATTATTTGCCTATATCTTTATATCTACGTTGTAGCTCTTCGGCTGCCATTTGCCTATGTATCGATATTGTTTCAAAGTTATCAACAATCCAACCTAAATAGTTTAGTGGAAGATCGCTTAAAGGTTTTCCGTAATACTTGCCTTTAACTGCCCATATTTTATTTTTTCTTAGTGCAGCGTTGTCTGATGCACGATGGTCCCAGCCTTTTCTTTCTTGATCGTTTTCTTTATAAATTTTATGTCGCTTTTGTACAGTTTGCCAATCAATACTTCTTGCCATGCTCTAACAATGCTTCCCTAAGTTTATCGCTGCCGCCTACACGAACGTTGATAATACCATTGTAGTATTCATCTGTTTCTAAAACTCTACGTTCGAACTGTTCTCTTGCCTCTATGTAGCTCATTTCTGCTCTGCTTTTGCAAAAGTAAAGTACTTCTCTTGTGAATTTATCAGTGCCTAGTGCTGCTACATCTTCGTTTAGCCTGTCCGACGATCCCCAATAGTCTCGCCAATCGCTTTCTTTGTAGCCTCTACGTTTGTTCTTTTTGCCTTTAAGCGGTGGTTTGGTGGTTTTAAAACGTGCTAGTTTTTTGCCTACATATTTTTTGTTATTAAGTAGATTAGTAATAAGATATACAAAGCCTTCAATGTCTTCTGGTATCTCTGTGACTTCTTTACCTTTATATGTCCAATTCATACATTAATTATTTTTTGGATTTACTCTACGTGCCTCTTTTGGATTATTTCTTGCTCTGCCGTCTTTTACATGCCTACGGTGTTCTTCCATTATTTCATCACGACGTATTGAACACAATAACTTTATCTCGTTCAGCTTCTTTCTTACTATGCGCCGCCTGGTTTCGGCAGGACGCTGCTGAAAATCTTCGTTTAATGCAAAATAATCTAGATATGCCTTAACAAGTTTGTCGTGTGTATCGTCTTCGATTGTCATTCTACTACATCAATGTCGTTTGCGTAACTGGTAAAGCCGTTTTCTTTAATAACTTTTAACACATTATTAACTCTACCAACCAGTTCGTCTTTGTGCGAGATAAGAAAAATGTTTTTGCTACGTTCTCTTCCCATCTTTTTTAGAACTCCTAAGGAATTTTCAACTCCTGCTGTATCCATTCCGCTGTCAATAAGCTCGTCGATAAACAACAAGTTAATGCTTTGGTACAAACTTTCCCAAACATCGCGGAAAGCAAAGCTCAGACCTAGTATTAAACGATTGCGCTCACCTCTTGACAAGTTATCAAAGTCCAAGTCTTGACCTAGCTGTGTAATTTCAACACTCAGGTCATTTAAAAACGCAACTTGATGTGGTAACCCTAGTTTATCAAGGTAATATGTAAGTCTGTTGTTTAGATACGCTAAGTTTTGATCAATAATCTTTTTTCTAATAAAGGAATCTTTATTGGTTAACAGTTTAAGCAAGAAATCCTGATGTTCTTTAAGTTCTGTTAACTTATTAACACCTGACCAGTCGATTACTTGCAATGCAGTGTTTTTTAAATCGTCTATCTGTGCTTGATACGGATCTTCTTCTTGTTCTTTACGCACGATCGCTGCTTGTAGGTTGTCTACGTTGTTTCTATGCTCGTAGGCTTCCTTTGCAGTTTCATAAAATGTGTTCGGCTTTGCATTAACATCACCGATTTCAGTTAATTCGTTGTTGACTTTTTCAAATTTGTCTGCAACTTCGGACAGATATTTCATAGCGTCCGACAATTCTTTATCTTTTTTTGAAAGAATTTCCTGTTTTTTATTATCATGCAATGCTTGACCACATGCATAACACACAGCATCGTCTAGTTCTTTGATGTCTTTTTGTACTTTTTGAACACTAGTATCTGCTCTAGTAAGTGCAGTTTCAAGAGTTGCATGTTCTTTCTTTAATGCATTAACACGAGTATTACGATCGTTCCACTTTAACAGTTGATCATGCAAATCCAACTCGACTTCGATGTCAAGTTTTGCAAGTTCTTCTAATGCAGTCGATAGATTTTCAATATCCTGCTTTCTTTTTATTTCCCATGCACGTTGACGACTTATCAGAGTGTTAATACTTTGACCGATCTTTTCGTTGCTGGATTGTACAGCATTAATCTTTAATGTTTCCTCTGTTATAAGATCTTTTGTAAATTTAACTTGATCTTTTAACAAGTTTGCTTTTTCAGACAGGATAGTAATGCCAAGAAGCTGTTCAATGATTTCTCTTTGGTCATTTGTTCGCATACTAAGGAATGGTTCAGTGTATGTATTAAGTGCTACAACATGTTTAAACATATTGTGGCTCATTCCTAGCAAGTCATTGATAGTTTTTTGAGTTTCTCTGCTATCGCCTTGGCTTTCATCAGCAGATTCATCAATTTGTTGAATGTCGTTTACATAAAATTTTAAGATGTTAGGCGATCTTCCACGCTCGATGCGATATAGTATACTGTTTTTTTCAAAGTTAAGGGTAACCAACATACCTTTGTTATTGGTTTTATTGATTAGATTGTTCTTTTTAATACTAGTTAGTGCTTGTCCATACAATGCATACGACAGTGCGTTAACGATAGTAGTTTTTCCAGTACCGTTACGTGAACCAGTATCGTCTCCACCTTGATCTAAGTTTTCACCAAGTACCAACGTAAGCTGTTCACGATTAAAGTCAACTGCTTGAGTAACATTACCCACACTCATAAAGTTCTTAACAGTCAAATCCTTGATACGAATCATTGTAGTTCACCATATATGTTCAATAGTAGATTTTTATTATAGTTCTCACTGTCTATAGACATGATCTCGTTGCTTACAATCTGATCTACACTTTCAAATTGTGCAATATCGAGTTCTGTAGTGATTTCTTCAAGTTGTTTTTGTGGAATAAGAGTTATCTCTCTGCATTTATACTGTTCCATGAATGTTTCTTTTACAAAACTTGCTTCTTCGTAGCTAATAGGCAGGTCGAGTGTAACACGCAGATACATGTTAGGCTTAATAAGCGTATCCTTCTCGTCGATTAGCTGTGATAGTTTAATTGTACGATACTTTGGACAATCTGGCCAATCAATGTATTGAGGTTCTGCATCGTTTTCACGATCCAGTATCATCATTCCACGTGCAT